GGAGTCGTTCGACGCCTGGTGGACCCGCCTGAAGGAAGGCGCGGCGGCAATTCCTGAATTGATGCGCCGCATGGTTGACGGGATCTGGGAGCAGATCGTGGGTCGCCTGTCGCGCATGTGGGGGCGCGCAAAAGAGCAGATCACCGAGGTTAAGGGCTACTTCTACGATCTCTACGATGCTGTGGTCGGCAACAGCTACATTCCCGACATGGTTGACGAGATCGGCCAGCACATGCGCCGCCTCGATCAGCAGATGGTGGATCCTGCGCAGAAGGCTACGCAGACCGCAGGCGAAGCGTTCCGCGCGCTTGCTTACGATGTCAGCATGGTCATGGACCGGCTGTTCCCGCAATACGCCCGCCTCAAGGCGATGCAGTCCGACATCGACACGATTGACCGTGGCGAGAAGGAGGGGATGCTTTCAGCGGATGTCGCTAATGAAGCCCGCTTCCGTGCGCGTGGCGGTGGGCGCGAGTTCGACGTCAGCAGCCACCTGCTCAACACCGGGTCGCTGATCGACACGGATGCGCTCAAGGAAAACATCGCGCAGTTCAATAAGCAGCTTGGCATCATGAAGGACGGGGCGGAAACCAAGACCGTCCGCATCGCCAAGAGCTTCAAGGACATGGCGCAGGAAACCATGAACGCGCTTAAGGGCATGGTGGACTCGATCAAGAGCGGCGACTTCCTCGATATTCTTTCCGGCGTCGTCAACATGGTCCTGCAACTCGGCAGCGCGGGGCTGTTTGGCCAGAAGTTCGCAACGGGGCTTAACACCACCTTCGACGGTGCGCGTGCGATGGGTGGGCCTGTCTCGGCAGGCAAGACCTATCTTGTGGGCGAAAAGGGGCCGGAGCTGTTCTCGCCGGGTTCGTCGGGCAGCATCATTCCCAATCACGAATTGGGTGGGGGTAGCATCGCGCAGATTGTGCCCTCGCCCTACTTCGATGTGGTGGTTGACGGGCGCATTGTTCGGGCGGCTCCCGCTATCGTGGGGGCGTCTGCCGGGGCCGGTGTTGCGCGAATGCAGCGCATGGAAGACCGGAGGCTTGCATGATCGACCTGCCAACCTCCCCGCGCCCCTCGTCGGTAACGTGGCGTCCGGTTGACTTCGGCGGGACGCTTGCCGGGGGACTTGGCGGCACGGCGCAGCGGGTCAATCGCTTGGGCAACCGCTGGGCGCTTGAGGTGACCCTGCCCCCCATGACCCGCGAGCAGGCACAGGAGTGGTCTGCGGCGCTGGTCAAGGGGATGCGCGAGGGCGTGCGCTATGCCTTCATGCAGCCGGGGTTCAAGTCGATGCCCGAGGGCACTCCGCTGGTGGATGGCGAATCGCAGACCGGCGATGAATTGGCGTGCGACGGGTTCACCGAGGGCTTTACCGCGAAGGTGGGGCAGTTCTTTTCCATCGTGGTCGGCAGCAGGCGCTATCTGCACATGGTTTCGGCAACCACTCGCAGTTCCAGCAGCGCCTTTGCCGCGCTACCCATCGAGCCGCCCTTGCGTGTCTCGCCTGCCGACAATGACGTTCTCGAGTTCGCCCTGCCGAAGATCGAAGGCTTGCTTGCGGACGTTCCGGCTTGGGGCATCGACGTTGACCACATTACGCGCGGCTTCTCTTTTTCGATTGAGGAAACCCGATGAGCGCGACCGATGTTGCGATCACCCTCGCCTGTTTCCTGAAGTTTGAGGCACCGGACGGGAATGTCCTGCTGTCCGATGGCGGGATGCTGGAATACGGTAGCGAGGAATACACCGCCTATGACGATGTGTTCGGTTCGGTTTACGAGCCGGAGGCTATCGAGGCTGCGTTTGGCGATCTGGCGGAAGACAGCACGCTAATCCTTGCGCCCAATCCCGATGCAACGCTGACGGACTGGTATCGCACGGATCTTGAGAATTGCCGCGTGCGCGTGTGGATGGGTGAAGTCGATAGCGACGGCTACACCGTCAGCACCGCCGAGCAGCTAGGCGATTACACGGTCGATACGATTGAGCGCAGGCAATCAGCATCGGGCCAAGACTTGCTTGTGCTGGGCCTGATCGCGCGGACGGAAAAGCTGTTCCTCAAGCGCGAGGGCAACGTCTGCTCGGAGCGATTTCACAAGACCGTGTTCTCTGGCGAGGATGGCTTCAACAACTGCACCGATCTTCGCGGCTATGTCGCTTGGGGCACGGAAAGCCCGCGCGCTGCTGGGGCCGGTGGTGGCGGCGGCTTCGGCGGCATAGATCGCGGCATTGCACCGAGGTTTAGAGCATGAACCTGGCTGAGCGCGCATTTGCAACCGAAACGGTGTTGCAGAGGTATCGGGACAAGGCTTTCGATTGGGAAACTGCCCACTGCATCCGTTTGGCGCACGCGCAGGCAAAGGCGATGGGGCACAAGGTTCCGAAGCTGCCGAAGTTCAAGAGCGCAATAGCGGCCAAGAAGGCGCTGAAGCGCGAAGGCGTGGAGACGGTTACGGAATTGCTCGACAAGCACTTCCTGCGCCACACGGCCCCCGCCTTCATGCTGGTGGGTGATCTATGTGTCCTTGAAGGCGAGGACGGTTTCGATGCCGTGTGTATTGCAGACGGTCAGGGAAGCCTGTTCGGGTGGCATGACGACAAGCCCGACGGGCTGGCGGTTATCAAGTTTGCGCAGGCCGACATCAAGGCGGCATGGCGGCTCTAGGCGCAATTCCGAATAGCTTTAGGTGTGCCGCCTCCGGTCAATCCGGTTGAGCGCCCCTCTGCAATTGAGCCAGCGCCGCTAGGGCGGAAGTCCCAGCGATAGCGCGGGTAATCGTGGATCGAGATAAGTATCCAGTAGTGGTCGCCGCTGGATCGCAATGAAACATCGCCGCTGAAGTGTTCGGCGGCACAGGTCGCAAAGTCGGCACTGCTCTTTTCGCTAGTTACCGTCCGCTCGACGTTTGTCTTCGCCAGTCCTGCGGGGGTGGTGGCGCATCCGCCGAGAAGAATAGCCGACAAGAGAATTGCTCGCATTCATATCGTTTAGCACGGGAGAGCCAAATTGAGCAAGGTTCTTCGCACTGTAGGCCAAGTGGCGGGCGTAGTCGCTGGCGCGGCGCTGATTGTCAGCACTGCGGGCATCGGTGGCGCGGCTGTTGCTGCCGCTGCGGCGTCGGTGTCGAAGTTCGCCACGATTGCCTCTGTCGTCGGCAGCATCGGTGCGCAGATCACCGCGAAGTCCCCCACGGCCAAAGGGCAGGTAAACGAGCGGATAATCGGCGCGAACAATCCGCAACCCTACCTGATGGGCCGAAGTTACAGCGGGGGCATACAAGTCCACGATGTCGGATGGGGCGGCGAGGTCGATGACGTTCAGAACCCCTATCGGTTCATCGCTGCGGTTTACTCCTGCTGCGGTCCGGTGGAGAGCCTTGAAAGCGTGCAGCTCGACTTCGCTGCGACCAGCTTCAGCGGCACGGCGGCAAGCGGTTACTACGCGAACTACCTCTACCGCGATTACCAGCTAGGCGCTCGGCCCGAGGCGGATGCGCTTTCGCCTAATTGGGCGGGCACTCCGGATTGGGGCAGTAGCTACAAATTGAGCGGCTATGCAGCCATCGGCTATTCGCTCAAGTGGTCCAAGAAGGGCAAGCGGTTCGCTGGCGGGCAGATCCCCGTCATCGGCGCGATCTGGGAAGGCGTTAAGGTCTATGACCCGCGTCTCGATAGCACCTATCCCGGCGGCTCCGGCTCGCATCGGATCACCGACGAAAGCACATGGGCCTACAGCCGCAACCCCGCGCTTCATGCGCTGACTTACGCCTATGGCCGTTATGTCAACGGCGTGAAGGTGTTCGGCGTCGATCTGGGTGACGCGGCGATTGATCTCGACAAGGCGGTGGCGTGGGCGAACGTTTGCGACACGAATAGCTGGTATGTTGACGGGACGATCTACGAACCGGGCGACAAGTGGGACAACCTCAAGCGCATCTGTGAAGCGGGCGCGGCTCAGCCGGTTCTCAAGGGCGGCGTTCTTTCGTTCGACTACCAGGCGGCGCGCACATCGCTTGCCAACGTCACGCGCGACGACCTCGCCAGCGATGATGTCAACGCCAAGCTGATCGGCAAGGGATGGAAGGCCCGCCACAATACGCTTGTGCCCCGCTATCGCAGCGAGGCGCACCAGTGGAACTATGTGCATGCTGAGCAAGCGCAGGTCGGTGCATGGGTCACCGCCGATGGCGAGGAAAAACTGGACGAGCGCCAGTGGGATCTTGTTACCGGCGTTAATCAGGTCACGCAGCTTGCCTACTACGATCTCTACCAGCGCCGTGAGGCGGGCCCCTTCACCATCTACTGCAAACCGCACATGCGGCTTTACGGCCCCGGTGACTGCCTGACGTTGAAGGAAGAGCTCGGCCTGCACCCGGATGGCGATGTCAAAGCGATTGTCCGCAGCCGCACGGTGGACCCAAATACGGGCGTTGTTACGCTGGAGCTTGAGCAGGAGACAGACGGGAAGCACACGGCTGCGCTTGCTGCGACCGGCGTTGCGCCCTCGACCATCACGCTGCCGACGAGCGAGGATTTCGATGACGCCTATGGCAGCAACCGTGACCCTGCGGGCCTGGGCACAATCAAGTTGGCGAGCAGCTACACGCGCGGACTAGCAGGGAACATAACGCAAACACATGACGGAGCGGGCACCGGAACCGTCACGCTAA